AGTTCAATTTATAAATTATAATATTTTCATAAGGAGGAATTAATGGATTCAAAAATTTACAAGACAGGATTTAATTTTTTATCATTATACTTGGAGAAGAAATATGGTATTAGAACATTTCAAATTTCTGGTGCTGAAGATGCATGGTTTCCTCATATTAAAAGAATTATAATTAATAAAGATCTTCAATGGCGTGACAGACTTTTAGCATTAATACATGAATCAGGACATGTTCAAATAGATTATAACTTTACAGGTTATAAGTTTAAAAGTGTAAATCAGGACAATATAAATGTGGAAAAAATAAAGTCTAAGAAGCAATTTATAACTGTCCTTAACGAAGAATTAATGGCATGGAACTTTGGTAAAAACTTAGCACATGAACTTAATATTGCTTTTGATGTTAGAAGATTAGAAGAAATGACAACAAAATGTTTAATGTCTTATGTAAAGTCTGGCTTAAAAGGTGTTTACGGCAAAAAAATAGATATTGAGGTTATAGATCCTGGCTTGTAATATGCGTGTACAAAATATTTAATATTGTTATAATATTGTTGAAAGGACAAGCAATATGACATATAGAAAAGCCGACTTAGAAGCTGTTAAAAAGCAGCTTGCAAAGACTAAAGGATTGCCTAGAAAAAGATCTTCAAGAAAAGTTATTAAAAAAGAAATTCATAAAAACTATGAGGCTAAGAAAAAAGTAATCGAATGGAACTACAAAGTTAATGATATTGTCTTATGTCCTTTACACAACAATCAAATAGGCTTGATTATATCTGACAATAAATACTTTGGCAAGAAAGTAGAAAAAAACTATTTCTTTGTTTTGTTAGGCAGTCGTGTTGTTGCATTAAATGGTCAACACCTTAAAAAAATCTAACGTGTAAATTAGATTTTTACATTTTATTATATTAAAGAATTAACAAATTAAACATTTAAAAATTAAAGGATTGATATGAAACTTAATATTAAAAACGACAAAATTGTTTTTGGAACTAACATTCTTGACATTAAAATCCCAAACAAACTTCGTGAAAGAAATAAGTGTGGTGTTCCTTTCATTGATGATGCCTTTGGTGGTGAAGGTTTTACTCCTTCTACGATTTCATTGTTTACTGGTGAACCAGGTGCAGGTAAAACTACATTAATGCTAACTCTTGCTGATGCCTTAACTTCCCAAGGTTATGCTTGCCTTTTTAATACAGCTGAGGAAAGTTTGTATCAAGTTAAACTAACTTGTGAACGTTTAGCATTACAAAATGGTTTTATTGCAGGTCAAGAAACATATGTTCCTAGATTACTTGAACAATGTGATGCACTTCGAGCTAAGTTTCATAATCGTCCTTTCTTTTTAATTGTTGATTCATTGCAAACCCTTAATGATGGTAAATACGGTGAAGAACATACAAACGGTCAATCAGCTGTTAGAGCTTTGCAAATGCTAACAGACTATGCTAAAGAGCATTATGTTAATGTTGTTTGCATCGGTCAAGTTAATAAGAGTGGTAATATGGCTGGTAGTCAAAAGCTAAAGCATATGGTTGATGCAATGCTCCATCTTTCAATTGAAAAGAAAGACGAAGATTTTAAAGGTTTAAGAGTTTTAGAAACTGTAAAAAATCGTTTTGGTGGTGCAGGTTGGACTTTCTTTATGGATCTTAAGCAAAATGGCTTTGAAGAAGTTGCCCGAGTTGGAGTTAGATAATTGTACTTAGCTTTATTTTATTACTTTTTAGGAGCAAGTTGTGTATTCTTTCAGCATAATTTGCAATTTATAAGTGAATGGTGGAAAGAAAGACCAATAACAACAGTCTTGATTTTCTCTTTTCCTATTGGTATATTTTACTTAAAGTCTTGGGCGTTTTTTGTCAAGTATTATCAGTCAGTTTGGTCTGCTAGATTTTTGTTCTTTGGTTTATCTTATATGATATTTCCAGTTCTTACTTATGTATTTTTAAATGAAACACCCTTTACTCTGAAAAACACACTTTCAGTTATACTCGCTTTTACTATTATTTTAATTCAATACAAATTATAATGCGTGCAATTTAAAATATTTAATTGTATAATATTATGACAACAACAATTTTTAATTTAAAGGAATAATATGAATATTTCAAGTTTTATTTCAATTGCTTCTAAACTCCCTCCTCATATTGCTATCCTCATGCGTGGCTCTACTGGTATTGGTAAATCTGCAATTACTGCACAAATTTCTCAAAATATTAATAAGCCTCTTATTGATGTTCGAGGTTCAACTATGACTGAGGGTGATGTTGGTGGATATCCTGATGTCGAAGGCATGAAAAAGAAAAAGGTTATGACATTTTGTATGCCAAGTTGGTTTTTGCGTGCATGCGAAGAGCCAGTTGTTTTATTTCTTGATGAGTTAAATCGCTCTTTGCCTGCTGTTCAACAAGCTTTCTTTCAAATTGTACTTGATCGATGTTTAGGTAATGATGAGCTTGGTAATGCATATCAACTCCATCCTGAAACTAGAGTTTTTGCAGCAGTAAATCACGGGTCAGAATATGACGTAAACGAAATGGATCCAGCATTATTGAGACGTTTTTGGACTGTTGATATTCAACCTTCTCCTGAAGATTGGTTTGCTTGGGCAAAGAAAAACGATATTGATCCCTTAATTATTGAGTTTTTAACAACAAGAACATTACACTTAGCTCCAGAACCAAATACATTTGAACCAGGCGTAGTTTTTCCAACACCTGCTTCATGGACAAGACTAGATGAAAGTTTAAAATTTGCAGATATTGACTTGATGGATGCAGGTAAAAAATCTAAATCTTTAATCTTTAATCTTGCAAGTGGTTTTATTGGTAGTCCAACAGCAATTGAGTTTGCTGACTATGTTGAAAAATATGAAGTTAACATTACACCAGAAGATATTTTAAATGGATATGATAGATGTGAAGACAAAGTTAAAGCAATGTCTAACGATAGTATTAATCTTTTAATTGAAAGACTTGCTGAACATGGTAAAGATAATAATTGGACAGTATCTCAGGCGGAAAATGCTGGTAAGCTATTTAAAATTATTTCTGAAGAAATGGCAATTCACATGTGGTCTCAAGTTTCATCAACAAAAAATCTTCCAACTATTCAAAACTTTCATAAATTTGTTGGGGACTATTTAGTTGAAATTGTTAACAGTAATAAAAATTTAAGTAAAGATTGATTGTAGATAATAACGTGCAATATTAATATGTTTTTATTATAATAAATAAAAAAAGGATTATTATGTCAAAAGAATCAACCAGTTCAGACTTGAATGTTAATATAAAAAAAGCTACTCAAAAACAAATTGAAGAGTTTAGTCTTTCTAGTCATCTTGTAGATTTATTATGGGATGAACCTTTTTATAGCAGAATTTTACGTAGTTTAAATAAAGTCGAAACAGATCAGATTCCAACTGCAGGTGTTCTTTCTAAGGATGGAAATATTACTCTTTGGTGGAATCGAGAATTTTTAGCAGGCTTATCAAGAAAAGAAGTTAAAGGCTTGTTAAAGCATGAATGCTTACATCTTGTTTATTTACATACAACAAAAAGACGTAAAGATCCACATATGGTTTGGAATTATGCTACTGATTTGGCAATTAATAGTACAATTCCATATGATGAATTACCTGAAGGTGGTTTAATTCCAGGCATTTCATTACCAGCACTTAGTCCAGAAATTGCTGCTAAAATGTCTGATGAAGCATTACAAAGACATCAAAAGATTAGTGAGCTTATTGAAAGTTTACCTGTTGACAAAACTTCTGAATATTATTTTGAAAAGCTTATGGAAAGCGAAGAAATGCAAAAAATGTTGGAAGAGTCTGACAAATCAATGTCTTTGTATGGGTTTGATGACCATGATGGATGGGATGAATTATCTCAAGAAGAAAAAGAAATGGTTGAGCAAAAGCTTCAAGAAGTTTTAAAAAGTGCAGTTAATGAAGCTAATTGCAAAGGTTGGGGTTCAATTTCTTCAAAGAAAGCAGCAGAACTTAATAAAATGGTTTCAAGGACAATTAATTGGGAAGATATTTTAAGAAAATTCTGTGGATTTACTAGAAGAGATGATAGAGTATCATCAAACAAGAGACTTAATAGAAAATATCCTTTTGTTCACCCGGGACTTAAGAAAGTTTATAAACCAAGAATTGCTGTTTATGTTGATGAAAGCGGATCAATGAGCAATCAATATTTGGAGATGTTTTATGCAGAGTTAGAATCATTAAGTAAACGTACAGACTTTTACTTGTACAAGTTTGATCATTCTGTAAATGAAGAAGATGGATTCCTTTGGAAAAAAGGCAAGAAATTAAAAATCAATAGAACCATGCATGGTGGTACTTGTTTTAATACAGTTACGAAACATGCATTAAAAAACAAGAAAAACTTTGATGGTTATATTGTTTTTACAGATGGTCAAGCACCTAAACCTAGATCTTCAGTCGGACTTAAAAGAGCATGGCTTTTATATCCAGGCGAAGAGCTTGTCTTTCAAAAAGATCGAGCTGATACTTTAATAACCATGAAAAATTAATAGGAATAAAAATGCAATATCATTTTAAAGGCGAAACTTTTAAATTAGAAAATAAAAATGATAAAATCAAGTTATACTATAAAGCAATAAACAAATGGTCCAGTGGTTGGACATATGTTGGAACTTTTAACTCAATCGATAGTGCACAAACTGCTGCAAGACAATACTCAAACTAAAAGGAAAAAAAATGGCTAGACTACAACGATATAAATATACTATTATTAACCATGGACTTCGAGACTATGATGTTGAAAAAGTTAGGTATGTTATGGATTCATCTTCACCACAAGATGCAATTCGAAGAGTAGAAAAAGTTTATAAGCTTGCTGAAATAAATAATACAAAAATTTCTTATTACGCTAAACAATTCTTAGAAGCTGTAGCTATTTCTGCTGAAACTGATTTACATGAAGTTAGATAAGGAATAAAATGGATTTTAATATTGTATACGATTTTATTAAAAAAATGAATTCTTCTACGTCATCAAATGACAAAATTGACTTAATTAGATTTTCTCAACCTATTGTAAGAAAGGTTTTGTTCTACACATATAATAAATTTCAGCAATACAATATTACTCCAAAGCTTTTAGATAAAAGGCCGGATCTTTGCAATAAGCATACCAAATTTGATTCTGTTTTTGACTTGTTAGATTCTTTAAATAACAGGATGATAACAGGTCATAAAGCTGTAGAGGAAACAAACGGATTTATATTTAATAATCCAAAATCAAAAGATCTATTATATTTAATGCTCGAAAGAAATTTAAAGGTTAGAGCATCTGTTAAACTTATTAATAAAGCTTTACCCGGATTTATTCCTGAGTTTAATGTAGCTTTAGCTAACAAATATGATGAAAAAACAAAAAAGAAAGTCGACTTACAGAAAGATGTTTGGTATGTATCAAGAAAACTTGACGGTGTTCGTTGCCTTATCGTGGTTAACGAAAAAGGAAAAGCAAAATCATTCTCAAGAGCAGGAAAACAATTTCATACACTATCCTTGGTAGAAAAAGAAATTGAAAGTTTAGGCGTTAAAAATGTAGTTTATGATGGCGAAATGTGCATTGTAAACGATAAAGGAGACGAAGACTTTCAAAGTGTCATGAAAGAAATTGGAAGAAAAGATCACACAATTCAAAGCGGACTAT